GCGCTGAACTCTGCGCTCTTGGCGTTGATCGCAGACATCTCAGACTGGAACTGTTGGTTGAGTGCTTGACTCTTGAGTTGGTTCTGTGCGCTCTTGGCTTGGTAGAAGGTTCCGATTGCGCTGTTGGCGGCACCAAAGATCGCCATGATAGGGCCAAGCGTTTGCAAGCCTTCGGCAAGACCTTCGGCAAATCCACCGCCCTGCATAGGGCCGACAAACCCAGCACTGCCTGGCGATAATGGATCGTATGTTGTATTAAATTCTGGTGCCATATTTATCCTCCTACCACCGCTTCAATTGTTACGCCGACAATCGTCAATGGCAGTGGGTCAGCCTGACGAATGTAAATTTGACCGCCTTGCGCCCATGCTGGTGTGATGTTGACATTGATCTCGTCGCTACGCAGTGCTGGCGGTGATCCGTACGGCTCGTTAGTTCGCATCTTTGCTTCGGTCAACTTGTCAGCGGTAGGGCCGACAAACAATCCGCTTGATTGAAACACGCGCACCCAAGCCTGATTGATGTTCTTGACCCGACCCTGACCAAACGCCTCGATGTTCAGTGTCAGCGGAAGAGTTTGCAAATCGCTAAAGTATTGCAACCCAACATGTATCTTGACTGCCGCTCGCTCAATCGAGATTGAGCCGCCAACAACAACTTCGCTTGGCAACACGGCGCCGTCAGCCAATATAGAAACGGTCTTGCCCTCCAAGTGTGACAGACCTACAACAGAATTCCGTGCGAACGCGCCGTTTGATATAGGCACATTGCGGAACGCCACCGCCAGAACCTTGTCAGGTCGAGCCTGAACCACGGTGGTTGATGAGCATCCTTCGATTGTCAGCCTGTACTGTGTTCCGTCAGTTGCCGTAAATACGAACGCATCCCCAATATCTGTCAGCGCGGGGAACGCAAAGATTGGGGTGGACGCCGTGATTGTCAACAGTTCCGTGCTTCCCCAAAGTGTTCCACCAGAAACGGTCACGGTTGTTGCTGTTGTGTTGTTGCCGTCATAAGTCAACCCTGAGTCAACAAAGAAACAATCCTCAAGTGAGTCAAACGCATTGGACGACATGCGTTCTACATAACGAACTGAGTTGCCATTGACCGTTCGCTTTACGACAACATATAAATGGTCTTCGTTACCTTCGGCGACACAGGCGCAACTTTCAAACACGCCGTCAGTGTCGTGCTGGTGCCAAGCGCCAACCTGTTGCTCAGGTACATAGGTCAAACCCAACAACAAACCAGTAGATGAAATAAACCAAAGCAACGGATGAGGCGACTTGCCGTAACACATGTCAACAATGTCGTAGTTGTCAAACAGATGGGCGGCTCGCAATGACAGATCGCCTGTGATGTATCCGTTGGACTGCCATGAGTATCCAAGTTCACGGATGTGTCCGCCACGCGCAGCACAGTAAACCATGCTGTTGTTAACAATCGAAGGCTGCACATTGTTGGCGCCAATATAAGATTGTGGGCGTACTGAGATCGTGGTTGGCGTAATCGCATCGCTGTTGACTGGAGACACACGCCACTCAGCCGCGCTGGTCAACAGCATCAATTGTTGCAACGGAACAATGTGTCGAATGGTGTTGGCTTCTCGCGCCGCGACCTTGAATGAGATGCGGTCGTCGTCATTAACAGGCAAGCGGTATGACATGTCACTCTCAGTGCCTGACCGTGTCATCCATAATTGCTGTGGCGAGTTTGTTGTTCCTGCGAATACTCTGCGTTGCTCAAAGTAAGAGACCGCGCCAGGGTAGTTGTATCCACTCAGGACAGGCGTACCAAATGTGGCTGACGATCCACCAGACGCAGTGGTTACTGTGACAACTGGAGCGGTGTAGTTTGAGCCTGGACTTGTGACATTCACCTTTGTGATGACGCCGCTAATAACTTCTGCGCTGACAGCGGCACCAGTACCAGTCGCGTCTGTAACAGTAAGAACCACAGCGCCGCGCACAACTGGCGATAAAACAGGAGCAAGAACAGCCTTTGTAACAGGGCCAGCGCCTCCATCAGCCAACACAAATATAGGAGCCGTGTATCCGCTTCCTGCATTTGTTATTCCAATTGTTGTAATTACTCCAAGAGTTAAACCAACTGTAAATACGGCGCCTGTTCCAGTTGGGTCTGCAACTGTAAGTGTTGGAGTTCCTGAATATCCAGTACCTCCACTGACAATAGTCACAGCGGAGAATGAGCCACCAGTCAATGTTGTTCCGTATCCAGTTCCGCCGTTGGTCACTGGGACACTGACAATTCCGTTCTCATAGAATGTCGTGTCATAGATAGGAGTTGTGATTCCCATGTCAGGCGCAATGTTGTTGTCAGTGAATGACAAGGCAGCGGTCTGACCAATGTATCCGTACAGACCAGACTGGATCTTGTAGATGTTATATCGAATGGCGCCAGACACGGACGACCATGTGATTGTGTTAAACGCGCCGTTGACATACAAGTTGTTGGTCGCGTTTGCGCTCGTGGATGCAAGACTCTCGTCAACCCCATTGGCGCCAATAGCAGTAACAACATATGAGTTTACTATGTCAAATATCTTTGATCCATATTCAACTGTGCCGCCACTTGTGTATGCGGTGAATGCGGTCGTATTCACAGGAACGCCAGTCGTGTAGTTCTTGACGCTTAACGCTGGTGTTGCCGATGTGTTGACAACATAGAAACCGTCAGCAAGTTGAGTCATTCCGCCAACGCCACTGATGTATATGGAATCACCAACTACAAATTGGTGCGCTGAAGAAAGCGTAATAGATCCTGGATTCGCTTGCGTGATCGCAGTGATATTGAACGCCTCGCCGCGAGACGCCGTGACCGCAACGCCGCTTGGACTTGTCACGGATGGAACGAACGGAATCTTGACCAGTGTCCACTGCGTTGCGCCAAGTCGTCGCAGTTCGCGTGGCGCGTAGTTTGGATGGACTAGTGTCAACACATCTGCGGACTGGACATGGTGAATGTCAAACAAATCCGCTGATGCGTATGGGCTTGGAATCTCGTATGCAGGACTTGAAATCAAGAACCAGTATGTCGTGTTGGTTGGCAAGTTGCCTGTTGATGCAAGGATGCAGTAGTAATTTGAACCGCCGTAACTGACCATGTCGCCAACCACATACGAAGTTGCTCCGTTGTATGCGGCGCCTGTGCCAGCCAACAGTGTTGATCCTTGCGTGTGGAATCGAATATAGCCATTGCCAAACTCAAGAACCATCGTCTGCGTGGTGCTGTATGTGAATGGGATCAGTCGAGTCTTGTTGGCACTGTTCTTGACTTCGCGCACGAAAGATGTGCCAGGGCGATTCACGGCAGGGCCTTGCGGCAGTGCAATAAAGTTACGCAATTTGGCTGCGCCAGATTGGAACTTCTGATCGTCAATTCGACCAAACATTTCTGGCGACAACTCGCCACCCGCAAATGATCGGTTGAATGTGCGGGTTGTTGGCATCGTTTAGCGCCCGCTCGTCCAAGGGACAATGTGTTCTGGCTTGATGTTGCGCTGATTACTGTCAGATGCTTTCGCAGTCTGCAAGTATCCAGCCATCATTTGAATGCATCGCTTTGCTTCTGCGGAGCCAGCGTCACCCTTGATGATCGGCCCTGCCAACATACTTGCAAGGTGCCAACTCAAAGTCAGAACAAACAAGGCATCAAACTTGGTTGAATCCGTGATCAACGCCTGGTATCGCAACACGGCGTCTTCTTGATTGGTTCGGATTATCTTGTTGCCAAGCGTGTCTACTTCAACGCTATACGGCTGCGGTGTGTATGAGCCAGCAACAACAACAGGTGGGAAGTAAGGCGTGTCGGTTGGAATCAATCGACCTGCGTAATCATCGTGCGCGTCATCAGCCAACACGGACACGACCGTTTGACAATCGGATGGGACTGCGTACGAGTAGTCCCAAGTGGTGACTGTGTTTGTTAATTCAGCCAACGCAATACGCTTGGACGCAAAGTTCCAAGGATGCAGTTGAAGCAGCGTGTCACGCGCTATGGCGTAGAACCGCTTGCAGTGTTCGGCTTGTGCAGATCCTTCTGGCGGATCAATGCTGGAGATTGTTGCGTCATCGCCCAAGTGTGCGAGAGCAAGATTACAAATGTCTATTACTGACGCCATGCGAGATCTCCTATTAAGAAACGAGGAGAGCAGGGGTCAACTGCTCCCCTCGCTTTGGGGCAACTTTGTAACTAGCGAGTCATTTCAACCCAAGTCTTCAGCATCGCGTTTTGCCTTTGGTGA